GTAACTGGTGCCACTTTTTTTTAATTATTTTTATTTTTTTTCTTAAAAAGTTTTTGTTTTTAAAAAAATAGTTGTAGTTTTACATCAAGTTATTAATTAATCAAAACAAAAACAATGAAAAATTTAATATACACAATGACAATAGGAAATAATAAAATTCAAATTGTAAAAAATTATAGAACTATAACTCAATTTGAATATTACTTAACTATATTTATGAGCGATGGTAAAACAGAATCAATTCATCTTTATCAAACGATGCACTTAACTAAAAAAAGTGCGATTAAAGAAGCTATAAGAGTAACATCTAAATCGCTTAGAGTTGAAAAAGTAATCTATTAATAAACAAAAAACGGAGGATGCCGAAAATCCGCAATAGAGTAGGCTAATTTTAAAACTTATAACAATGATAAACCAATTAAAAGCAGAGCGCAAAAGACAAAAGATTAGCAGAGCAGCAATAGCACCGAAACTTGGTGTAACTGAGGCTACATTGTTTAACTGGGAAAGTGGCAAGAACGACATCACATTCGGCAAGTTCTTGGACTATGCCAAGCTACTCGGCATAGAAGTTACTATTGAATTTCAAAACGAGCAGAATAACAAAGTCAACCAATCGTTGGAAATTGTTGAGCGACTAACACAGTTAAAGATACCTAAAAGCCTTAACGATAGAAATGAGTTAGATGGCATCTACACTAATACTTATTTCGAGTGCGAAAGTTTGGAAGAAGAAGAAATAGAGATTTCATTATGCTTTAACGATTTAGATGTATGGTTTGATTACGTGATAGAACGTAATGCAGTTATTGAGTATTTCTACACCACTAATTCCCAATATGAAGCTTTGGTAGATATGGACTATTTAGCATATAAGCAAGCGTGGGTAGGCTATGAGGAGATTGAGTTGGATTACGAGCAGATATTCGACTACTTGGTTAGAACTGGAGAGATAGCAAATTATTTACAATATCAATTAGAAGAATGAGAATAAGAAGCACAGTTAAACCCGATATTCAGTTATCATTCAACGACTGGATTAAATACATTAGAGAGCAATTAAAAAACAATTACACTAAAAAATAATACGATGAGCAAGTTACCAAAAATACAAGACCTTTATTTAGATAAAGAACAAGCACATAAAAATGATGCACTCCAAACTTTATTAAACTCACAACCCAAAGAAGAATGGGTTAAGTCGCATCCTTACATAAAAGGGTATAGATATTTACCAATAGATAAAATTGAATTTCTTCTTCAAAAGATATTTAAGAAGTATCGAATTGAAATACTGCGAGAGGGCGTAAGTTTTAACGGAGTTTATGTAGTAGTGCGAGTACACTATTTAAACCCGGTCACAAACGAAATGGAGTTCCACGATGGAATAGGTGCGAGTCAATTACAAACATCAAGAGGAACTACTCCAGCGCAATTAGAGAACATAAACAATGGCGCACTATCAATGGCTTATCCAATGGCAAAGACAGTAGCTATAAAGGATGCGTGTGACCATTTTGGCAATTTGTTTGGCGCTAATTTAAACCGAAAGGATACGCTTAACTATTCCATTGACGAAACGCTAAAATCACGAGATTGGAAAGCAGAATTAGAAGCAGAGAACTCTATTACTGGACTTAACGAAATATGGCGTCAAATGTCGGAGAATGAGCAAGTAAGATACAAGCTATTGTATACTGAAAAATTAAACGAAGCTGGATTAAGTTAATATTGCGTATTCCGATATGCGATATTTTAAACTTTTTTTTATTTTTTTTGCAAAATGTTTGCAGTTATAAAAAATGTTTGTATATTTACATTATCAAGTTATTAATTAAACAAAAAACAAAACACAATGAAAAATTTTACAACAACAACAACAAAAAACGGAGCAACAACAACAATAACAAAAAGTTTTGAATCTAAAACACCTAATGGTTTAAAAATAATTATTTCTGTTTGGAGACAAATAATTGATGTAACAGAAGAACCACACCAAACAAAAAACTACTATTCTGTTTCCTATAATGGTAATCAGTACGACAATATGGACAAAGATGGTTTAAATTATTACATCGGCTTTATTGACAAATGGTCTCACAAACTTTAAAAAACCAAAGCCGAAAGGGAAACCGAGTAGGCTTTTTAAAAAAACAAACACAATGAAGAAAGCAGAAATTTACACAATCGTAAAAAAAGGTCAACACTACGACACCAACGACCAAAGGTTTTATGAGTATAGTTGGGAATGTACGAAAGATTCAAAGCAGTATCTTGAGATGCTAATCAAGAACGACCCAAGAAAATTTCAAGACTGTTCAATAATTGCTAACGCTTAAAAACAACACAATGAATTTCGATAACTACATTTTTCGCAGTCATATGGTCGGTAACATTATATCTGTTCCGAAGCCATTAACACCTAACCAAGCAGAAACATTAGCCGACTATCGCAAACGTCAAGCTGGAGAGGGCAGACCATTAACCGACAATCAGCTTAAAACTTGGTTTTCATTAGAACATAAGAACAACGAGAGCCAAAATTACAAGCTAACTGATACCGCTAAACGCATCTGCACCGATTTAGTCTTTGAGGCTCGTACTGGCAGAAGGTCAAAACTTGAAACCAAGTATTTTGATAAAGGCATCGAAAAGGAAAAAGAGGCACGAGATTTGGTTAGCGAGGTTTTAGGTAGACCATTCACAAAAGACGATGAGCGCAGAACAAACCAATGGGTCACTGGCAAACGTGACATTAAAGATGATAACGTAATCATTGATATTAAAACGTCTTGGAGTTTCGAGTCATTCAACAAGCACTTACTTGAGACACCAAATGAGGTATATTTGCGCCAGTTGGACTGCTATATGGAATTATTTGATATTAAGGATTCTTTATTGGCTCACGTTCTTGTAGATACTCCAGCAAGGCTAATAGACGACGAGATACGCAGACTTGATTGGAAATATAATATCACGGATTTCAATGGCGATATAAGAGATGAGTTTATCGGCGATGTAGTTGAGTTGGTGCAGAATCATATTTTCTCAAGAAAAGGGCTTGAGGACTATTGTTTACAATCAAGCAACGTTCACATAGAATGGTTTAATGATTTCATTGAAATACCCAAGTCGGAAAGAATACATTTTATACCTCATTCATTTGACCCGATTAGAATAACTCAGCGCAATGAATGTATTAAGTTGGCGAGGCAATTTATGAATACAATTAAACCTATTAATAACATTATTAAACTTTAAAAAACAAAAACAATGACACAAGCAAAGCAAGAAGCCTTTATTCAAGGCATCGAAAATGGAACGTTTCAAGGAGACGCCAGTACAATCTACAAACTTATTCGAGATAATCACATTATGACTTTACCCGAAATTTCATTGGCAATGGATAAGCAATTTAATCGGTTTAGTGGTCGGATTTCCGAGTTACTGGATGCTGGACTAATTAAGGAATTGAAAGGAGAGAAGTACAGTCTATTCCGAATAACTTTAGGCGAACAAGAAAAGTACGAATGTGCCAAGATGCGTAAAGAAGAAAAAATTGAAAAGTTGCGTAAGAAGGCGGATAAATTAGGTTATTTTTTCAGTAAAAAAAACGTAGAAAGATGGAAGCAGAAATAAAAAATAGAAGTAACATAGAACTATACAATATTGATTGTATGGAATATATGAAAACTTGTAAGGACAAACAATTTGATTTGGCAATAGTTGACCCGCCTTATGGTGGAAATGATGCAATAGGATTAAAAAACAATAAAAGTGGCAAAAAACAAGCTACTAAAAGAAATAATTACAAGGTTTTTGAAAACGTAGAACCGCCAAAAAAATACTTTGAAGAACTTATAAGGGTTAGTAAGCATCAAATAATATGGGGCGTGAACTTTTACAACAACTTTAATTTAAGCGGTGGGCGTATTTGTTGGGATAAAAAGGGGACTGCATTTGGTAGGGCTGAACTTGCCTATTATAGCGGAAGTAAAAGCGTTAATATTTGTGAGATTGTTTGGAACGGTATGCTTCAACACGATATGAAAAATAAAGAAGATAGAATACATCCGACTCAA